TCATCGGCGCCGCCGCGTCACGATCACGAACTCTGCCTCGTAATCGATATTTACCCGCCATTCGCCGCCAAGCAGCTTTTGCATAAGAACGGCCAGAAGCTGGGCAGCTAGTTCGACGCTCGGCTCTTGCCTTGCGGCTATGGTTTGAATGCCGGCGCTCAGCATGACATCGCTCCGGCCGGCTGCTGGCAATACCGCCAGACAGCAGACTTCACCATGCCGAAGCTTGCCGCGATCTGGTCATAGGTCATGCCATCGCGCCTCATCTGCCGCAGCTGGGCCTTGAAGCCCTCGACAGTGGCCGCGCGTTTAACCTTGACCGGTTGCGGCTTCTCGGCCCGATTGAGACGCTTTGCGCGGCTGTCGTTGGCGAGCATAGCCTTGCCGATTTCCTTCCAGCCACGCCCGGTAATAGGATCGATGCCAGAAACGCCACGCGGTATCTTGCGCACCTTCCCAGCGGCGATAGCGGCGTCGATCAACTGCCGATCAGCCACGGATATGGTTCGGATACCGCTCAACATGGCCGCACACCATGAGCCGCGAAGAAATGTGCCCGCAGATCGAGTTCGGGAATCATCATCACGTCGTCGTCGCGCGGTGCGATACGGCGAACTATCGTTTCGTCGGGCAGCTTTGTCGCCTTCTCAACAAGAGGCGGCTTGCCGCTGATTTTGCGTAGTATGTTCCTTGCGACGGCCCCGCCCGATCCATTCCCGGTCCATCCACCGAACATGAATTCTTCCGAGTGCAGGGCGTCGTCGTCGGCTATGCCGTGTTCTGCAGTGTCTTCCCGCTCGTCGTCGTTCTCCCGATCATCAAGGCAGTTCTGCGGGCCTACGATGCCTTTGCCAGCGCTTTCCGCCCAGCCGAGGTCAGGTTCGCTGTCCTGGACCTGCCAGCCCTTGGAAACTTCCAGCCGTCGCACCTGATCGATTTCTTCGGTCGCAGCGAGGTCGGCCTCCAGGTCGCCGTCGCCAAAATGGCCGCGGAGAATGTCTTGCGCGCCCTCGTCCTGCCATCCAAGGGAATGCTCGCGGTCGTCTTGCGCGCCCTCGTCCTCGGAAACGTCCTCGCAATCGTCGAAGGCGGCCGACGTCGCCCCTGCGGACCAATGCTCCTGCGAGCCGTCGCCGGGCTGGTGATGCAGCACGCCGGAGCGCCCCCATTGGTTTTCCCAAGACGAAGGATGCCGCTCGCGCGCACCGAGGATCGGTTCGTCATCCGAATCGTCAGCTTCAAGGTCAGGTCCGAACATAGCCGGCTGTTCCTTCCCGAGGTGGCCCGTCGAAGTCCAGCCAAGAGAAGGTTCATTGTCGGCATCGCCTCCGTACCCATCGTCACCCTCGCGATCGTCGGTGTGACTGCCTTGGTGCAGTCCTGCAAGGTATGGTTCCAGGTCGGGATCGGGCTCCATCGCGTCGAGCATATTGATCAGGCGTTCGACGGTGTAGGCGATGCCAGCCCGGTCATTCGGCGACAGGGACAGGAAGAACACGCCGTCGGCCTCGACTAAGCGAGGGATAGCAGGTGATTCGTTGAACAGTGTCTTGAGGTCGACGTCGGGTAGCGGCTCCGGCTTGCGCGGCCGCATGTGTGCAGGGAAGGAAACAAGGCCGGTCTCTCCGGTCCAATGCCCATCTGCGTTCCGGATAGATCCGAAACAAATGTCGGGGATATAGCTTGGCATGTCAGTTCTCTCGGTTCGAACCGGCTTCTGAAGGCCGGCGGCAAAAGCGACATAGTGTCGTATCTGCCTGCACTGGTGGCGGACCAGTAGCCGGGGGTTCAGAACACGCCGAGAGACGTGCGCGACGCTTTTAAGGGTTTCCCCTCTGGACAGAACGGCGCCCCCCGGCCATATTGGTCGGGTCGCATCCGTGCCGCCAAGCACGTGCGTCGAGGAAGGCAAAGCCACCCTCGTTCATCCGATCTTCCTCGCCAAAGGAAGAGTGACCCCGCCAAGGGTCGTTTCGGAGATATCTCGGTCCGGGTTCTGAAGCCCACGGACACCATCATCTGAATTGGTTAAGAATGCAAGAACTCCCCTCGGGGGATTTTTGCTCGTCTTGACGCCCCACCCTACTGGCGCGATGGTGCGGCGGGGAGAGGCGTCATGCACAAATTTATTCAGATGTTCGGCGTGGTCATTGCGGCCATCGGCATCCTCGTCGCGGGTCTCGCGACGGGGGACCATAGCGGGCTCGGCAATGGCGGGCTCATGGGCATCCTTATCGGGGCCTCGATCGCACTGCCCGGCGCCATGCTCTACTGCTTCGGGGCGATCGTTGAGCACCTGATCGTGATCCGACGGAACAGCGAGAAGCAACTGGCCATTTTCGAACGGCTGGGCCAACCGAAGCCATGAAGGCACGACTCCCGGTTGACGCGACGCTTCGAACAGCTATCTCCGGCATGAAGGGCCCGAAAGAGTATGTGCGGTCCGTGTTCGCCAACATGCGCGGTGGCCGCGGCGAGATGGGGGTGAGGCTCGCGCTAGGTTCAGGACCTATTAAAATGGTTGCGGATGTGACGATCAGTTGATTCATTGTGGCGCGAGGAGGCGGTGCAATGAGTGATTTGATCTGGCTGTCGGATGCGCAGATGCGACGGATCGAGCGACATTTTCCACGGTCTCACGGTGTGCCGAGGGTCGATGATCGTCGGATCGTCAGTGGCATCATCTTCGTGATCAGGAACGGGCTGCGGTGGCGTGACGCGCCCCGGGAATACGGTCCCCACAAGACGATCTACAACCGCTTCATCCGCTGGAGCCGGCTCGGCGTCTTCAACCGGATATTTGCCGAATTGGCGGCAAAAGGCGGCAAGCCCGATCAACTGATGATCGACGCCACCCATTTGAAGGCGCATCGAACGGCCGCAAGCCTGCTTAAAAAGGGGCTGTTCCCCGACGCATCGGGCGAACCAGGGGCGGCCTGAACTCCAAGCTGCATGCTGTGTGCGATGGTCTTGGTCGACCGCTCATCATGCTGCTCAGCGAAGGGCAGATGAGCGACTACAAAGGCGCGGCGCTGATGATCGATGCGTTCCCGAAAGCCGCAGCTCTGCTCGCTGACAAAGGCTACGACGCCGACTGGTTCCGCACTGCCCTGGCCGATCGCGGCATCGCCGCCTGCATCCCGTCCAGAGCCAACCGCAACGTGCCGATCCCGCACGACACCGTCCTCTACCGCCGTCGCCACAAGATCGAGAACATGTTCGGCAGGCTCAAGGACTGGCGCCGCATCCACACCCGCTATGACCGCTGCGCCCACACCTTCATGTCCGCCATCTGTATCGCAGCAGCCGTAATCTTCTGGCTCTGATCAACGAGTCCTGAGCCTAGACAGCAGTCCGGCGGCTCCCGATTACTGCATCGAAATGTATTTCGAGGAGCGTAATGACGCCGGCGAGTGGGAGATCGTGGGGCGCCAATTTCTGGTCGCCTTTTCCGGCCGAAACCATACAGAGGCGCGACTGCAGAACGACGAGATCTCACGGGTATGGTCGAATGAAGCTATGTCCTGGGAATGCGTGCAAGCTCTTCTTGGGGAGCTACGAGGTATCCAAGTGCCGCCTACGCCACTATCTTGAATTCGCGGATCGCCACGATGTCCAACGACGTCCTGCCCCAACAGAAGCATCCGAAGCTGATCGTCGTCGTGGCTTTCGACCGTGGCGAGGATGGGGAATTGTTCCCCGCATTCGGACCGGCCGAGCAGCAAAGTGAAGATCGAGCTATCAGGACTGCCCGAGCACTGGCTGACAAGCATGTCGGAGTGATCGCCTGGAGCCGAGAAGCTCACCCGGATGTCGGTGAGTACGGGCCGCCCGTCACGCTGTTCGTCAGCGGTGACGTGCCGGAGATGGAGTGAGCCGGAACTACATCAGTTTGAGACGCTTCTTACGAGTCGCCCCAGCCTTTTGCGTGCCGGTCGCTCCGGTCGGTGGGTTGGCTTCTTCATATGCCAGTCGCTCTAACCGCAAGCGTGCTGTTTTAGATTCTCTGGCCGCCCTCTCACTTTCGGTTATCTGCATCGCCACCGTGGTGGTGACGTCGCTCTTTCTCTCCCCGGTACTAAGTTTGGGCTTGAAAACCCCGTCCGGAATCTTTCTCATCGATCGTCCTTCCAAAAAACGGAAAAGGCCGGGTTTCCCCGACCTTCCCCTATTCGCCTTCATGGTCAGTGCCAGTACATCCGTGGTCAAAGACCAGAAGCGGGACGTTACGCGGCCTGAAGGTTTTCAGCTGCGCTCTTACCGTTGCGATTGTCCTTCACCACATCGAACGAGAGCTTCTGACCCTCAACAACGGTGCGCATGCCGGCGCGTTCGATAGCGGAGATGTGAACGAACACATCCGTGCTGCCGTCTTCCGGCGTGATGAAACCAAAGCCCTTGGTCGAGTTGAAGAATTTTACGGTGCCTGTGATCATGACGATTCCTTTCAATCGGCATAGAAATTCGCCGCTTGGCCGAATGCCAAACGCCGTAGTCTTCGAAATTGAGAGGAAGGTCGGTGAGCGCCGAAGCGCAAAACAAGCTAACAAGCAAAGTCGATTGCAGGACCATAGCGATCGATTGTGTTCAGCACAAGGCCGATCTCAAACAGCAGAAACCCGAGCAGGCCCAGCGGGCAGGTCAGGGAAAAGCCGGTACGGTGGCGTGGGGCGAGGTGTCAATCAGGCGCGTGACGGATGTTCCCGTCCCGGCCGCGACGGTAATAGCTGGTGCGCCCGCGATCCCATTTGACTTTGATTTGGTGCTTGTTGGCTTCCACGACTGTGCCACCTTCGGCCGTATCTTTTGTGACGACACGTTGTCCGATCTCTAAGGTGTTGCTTGCGGAGAGTGTCGCGTCCCGAAGAGCCGTCGCCAACGCTTCGGGAGTAGTCGCGCCTTCGCGGAAAAGCTTGAGAGTGAGTGATCCTGCTTTGTGGTAAGCGGCGCTGTTCCGTCTAATGCTGAATTCTCCGCAATGACTTTGGAGGGCCATGAATAGCACAGCCAGCTTTTCGCCTTCGGCAATTCCTTTGAACGGCATCCCATTTCCTCATTCGGGCTAGAATGTAGCCCGCTTGAGCAGATTAGCTAGCGGCCATGCGCTTTTTGGTGCTGGAAATGCTTGCACAGCCTTTCATGAAACAAGACGTCGGCGGCCTGATCCGTTCCCGTAATCATCAGGTAGCGGCGCCGTGTCGACCGTCAGGACCTATCAAAGAGCAATGCGCCGCTTGCCTGGTAGCGACAATGATGCTTCGCTAAAGCGATGGGGAGTAGAGGAGGCTCGAATGGTACTGCATCAACGCGGCGTCGATCTGCTTGTGGACCTCATGGATGCCGACCAGCATTTTGACAGCATCACTCCTGATGAGCTTCATCGATTATTTCGCGAGGCCATTGCCGTTTTCGGTGAACTCCTCAAGGAAGATAACGATGATGAGCCGGCAGGACCCACATGCACAGACCAGCCGACGCGGCTGATGTAGAAATGGGAAACCCGCCCCGGCGAACCGAAGCGGGCCTGATACCTGAGACACCTCTGCCAAAGCAGGAGGCATCGCATCAATGCGTGGGAGAGGATTAAGTTCTGGTTACGGCGGCGGCCGGCCGGTCATCGAATACCAGTAGCCGGCGGCCCCGGCGGCGGCATATAGGACGGCCTTGCCGACGCCCCAAACCGCCTGCCCCAGCCTGCCGGCAAACATCACGCGGTCCCGCACTCGCTCCAGTTCCGCCGTCGTCGGCCTGATCCCCTCGACAGATTTCTCCAGCCCGTCGAGCCGATGCTTGATCCCGAGGATTTCTATCCGCGTTGCCTCCGCAGCCTCATAGCCCCGCTTCCGACTTTCCGCCGCCTCATGACCCTGCTGGGTCAGTGTGGCGAGCGACAGGACAACCGCCTTCAGCTGCTCCTCAAGACGCACCTGACGCTCCGCCATCGATTCTCGCGTCATTTCTGCCCCTCGTTCCACGCGCGCACCCCATCGACCTGGGCGGTGCAGGTCGCCAGCGCGCCCTCTGTGTAGGTGAGCCGGTTGACGATATCGCTTGTCGACTTCAGCGGCCCGCGCTGCTTCGGCGGGCACGGCCGCGTCAGCGCCGCCGGCACCTGCTCGCGCACAACCTGCGGCACGGTCACCATGGCCGGCTTATCGGTTAAGCAGCCGGTCAAGATCGGCAGGCACGCGGCCAGCAAGATAGGCACGTACGTCCTCGTTCGCATCTTTCAATTCCCCGATCTGGAGGTTGGTTTCGGCCGTGGCGGAATTGATGCCGGCGATGTCGTCGGCCATCTTGGCGAGGATCCTGTCGTTGCGCGCAGCGTCGGCGCGCAGGCGACCGATCGTCTCCTCCTGCACCTTGTTGGCGGCGACGGCGGTTGAGAGATCGGCTCTCGCCTGGCGGGTTTCCGCCTCGGCCGAGATTGCCTGTCCTCGGTACCAGAGAGCGGCCGCGCCAACGGCGAGGAAGGCAATGAGCAGGCCGCCGGCGATGTAGATGCGCAGTTGCGTCAGCATGACCGCCACACCCCGTCGGTGAGCCAGCCGTGCCAATGGGGGCCGTCCTTCGTTGACAACAGCACGGACGGGCGCACCGTCGGCTTATCTCGGCTGCCGTTCCACGTCCAGGCATGATCGCCGGCAACCCGCACGCCGCCTACAGTTCCGCAACCGCACGGACACTGATAATGGAAGCCCGCAGGGTGGTAGTCCGGTCCGTCGTAGAACTTGATACTCCCGGCCGGCGCGTCGATGATGCTTTCAGCCAGCGCGACGGCAACGTCGTGCGTCTTCACCTCGCCCATCACGCACCCTCCAGGCAAAGCTTACGCTCGGCCTGCCTGCGCCTTGTCAGGCCGGGAAAAACGATCCCGGCAGCACGATTCCATTGCAGAAGCGCATCGCAGCCCGCGCGAGGCTGGCCGGCGTTGATGAGCCGCACGACGCTCGATCGACAGGCCGCGCCGACACCGACGTTGTAGGCGAAGGATACGAGCGCGACGTACCTGCCGTCAGGCAGAGGCGCTCTCACACAGCGTTCGATGCCGGTGGCATACTTCTGCAGGTCCTGCACCAGCAAGTCTTTGCACTCGGCCACGGTGTGCCGGTCGCCCGGCTTCACGCCTTCGGTGTGGCCGTAGCAAATCGTCCACGGCGGTCCCTTGGTAGCTGGGTCGGGATACGCGGATTGACGCAACCCCTCGAAACCTCCGACGAGCGCCGCAGCCATGGCAGCGACCGCCGCCCCCTTTTTCATTCGGCTCATTTTTGATCTCCGGATACGGATTGCTGAGCGACCAGCCGCGCGACGAAGGCGCCGGCCGTCGCGACGAAGGACAGCCCCGCGAACACGCCGCGCGGGATCGGCAACAGGTCCTGGATGAGCGGCAGGGCGATCTCGGCGCCCGACAGCAGGCCAGCGATGACCAGCAGGCGGATGCTCCACGCATAGCGGAGCACCCGCCACCATTCGGCGACGAGGCGCATGTCGAAGATCCTTTGTGGCTGTCTATTCAGATGGGGGGTACGATCAGCCCCGCCCGGTTTGCCCAACCCGCCGGGCTATCCCCAGGCCCGGTCGCACGCCCCATGCAGCGGCCGGGCTATTGCTTTTCTGTCGGTCGCGGTGGTGACTCGACTCCTGGTAGACCCGGTGCTTTGATGGCGGCGGCTTAGGGGTTTGGAATGGCGTTTGAACCGTTGAACATGGAAGAAGTGAAACGCTTCTTTCAGCATCACTTCGAAGGCAAAAGATGCCCAATCTGCGACGGGCAGGAATTCTTCGTAGATATTGACGATCCGCCTAAGAAGGCGCAGCGGGCAGAGCCCGCACTCGTTCACGTCCCCATACCAGCCGGCGGTCATTATACGAGCTACATGCCGCTAGTCGCGGTCGCCTGTAACAACTGCGGACACCTCGATCTGTTTGCGATGGGCGCCGTTCGTCTTTGGTTAGAGAAGAATCCCGATGGTAGAGCCGACCCCGTTTCCGCGTGAATGGATGGGACCAGAACGTGGCGCACCCTTGTCAGGCGGCGACGGAGGGGGCACATATGATGGCATGGAAACTCGCGTAAAGGCGCTTGAAGGCAAGTTTGAGAAGGTGGATTCCAAACTGGATACCATCATCAACGAGGTTGGTAATCTGCGCGCTGATGTTTCCTACATGAAAGGCAAGCTCGAAACCGCTCCGAGCGCGCAGGCGTTTGGCGAACTGAAAGGCCGCGTTGACAGCCTTCCCACGATGGCCAAACTCGCTACACTACTCGGCGTTGCGGTCGCGGCAACCACGATCCTGAACAACTGGGATAAGATCATCTCTGCACTGTCTGGATCCTAACGCTGCCGGTATCCATCACGCCGGCACCACCCGCCACGGATAGTCCGTGCCTGCCGGCACCGGATCGACCCGAGCACTGGACAGCACCTCGGGCGAGATATCGGCCGCGTGGAACAGCAAAACGTCCTGCCACGTTGCGCCCGGACCGCACAGCGAGCGATCGCCGATGAGCCGGCAGGCATTGTCGGGCAGATCGCGCAGGTCCCCGTCGACCGCATCGAGCGCGATCCAGACATGGTAGCCAGACGCAGTGACCTCGGCCGAGACAAGCGCCGGGTTTTCGGGATCGGCCATGTCCCACACGGCATCCACAAGGATGACGCGGGGCTGGTAGGCCCGCGACGCGCCGTATTGCTCTTGGAGGATATCGGCGTCGTCTTGGGTGGCGCAGCGGATAAGATGGTCGATCACGATAGCAACCCCGGCAGTTCGGAAGGATCGGTAGCACGAGGGGTAAGTCGCACGCGGGCGACGGTGCCGCCCCACAGTCCAGAAGTGCCGATCCTGATGGAGTTGATGAGTGGCAGCGGCCCCGCATAAGACGTGCTGACGCGCGCGGGCGCCCCATTCACCGACAGCGAAAACCGACCGAGTTCCCAGCTCATTGCCGCCTTGAAGTCGGTGTTGTCCGGCAGATTGGCCGTGTCCAGCACCGTTACCTTGGGTGCCGACCCGTCGACGTTCATCTGCATAAACATCGCCCCGGCTGGCAGGCGAGCGAGGATGATGCGATTATTGACGGTCCCATCCTCCCAATAGAATAGACCCTGCGATCCAGAGGCGACTTTTCCGGGCGCTGTTCGGGCCTCAATGACCACCGTGCCCTCGGGCGTGCCGGAACGGGCAAAGGATAAATTGTCAGCGAGGCGCTGGGCCGCAGCGGCTACCGTCTTGATCGGCGACGATGCGAAGGATGCGGCCTCGATCTGTGCGCGCCAGACATAGGCCTTCGTCAGCGCGCCACCGTCGCGGCGGTCGCCGACGAACAGCCTTATTATACCGCCAGCACCGCTGACCGCGTTGAGGGAAACTCTTGTCCATGCCTGGTCATTGATAGCGACAAGCTTGTTATCCGTGGTGGCGCCACTTCCCTCGCCGTTTAGACGTGCGGGCCACGTTCCGGCTTCGCCAGGGAGTGCCCGCAAGAACAGCGTTCCGGTGTGCAGCGTCGAGGCGGCGCCCGTGTAAGGTTGGCTCACGCGGCCGTCCGGTCCAAGCAACTCAACCAGTTGGGCTGTCATCGTCCCATCGGGCGCCATGGCTGCGTCTGGCGTTATGGTGACGCCGGCGCCACCTGGAGACCAGTTGGAGCGATAGTCGTCGCTCATTGTGAGCCGGTTCGTGGATGCACCCTCCAGCAGCGCCCCCAGCGCCTTGCCGGTGATTGGGTCATGTGTCAGCCGCAGGACATTCGGACCATCCGTGCGCAGCACCCGCGCAGCGTCGTAGCGGCTGCCGTCCGAAGCACGCGAGACCGAAAACTTGCTTGCTGCGCCGCCGAGGTAATTATTGGCGGCCGTCACGCGGTCGCGGTTATAGGCCCGGTCGCGCGTGAAATCGATCGCCAGCCCCTCGCGCTCGTTGCCCAGGAGGGCGACGGCCGGGTCCAAGGCAAATGGTGCGGCGCGGCCGATGTACTGGATGGTCATGCGTGCGCTCCGTAGCTCTTTGCAAAGAGGTCGCGCACGGCGCCGCCGATGACCGAGGCCACCACCCAATTGACGCTGGCCGCCTGCGCGACCGGGATGGCAAGGCCAGTAGCGGTTACAGGCGCGCCGGGCGCGACCGTAACCGGCCCGTAGACCATGGCACCGCCGACCTCGAGATACAGGTCGATTTCTACACCGACATCACCGTCAATGACCTCAGCATAGACTGTGTCCTGCACGCTGTTTGCATTGGCGCGGCGATCGGCATAGTAGCCGCCGGCGCCGATGCCATCGGCCTTGTAGATCGACACCGCATAGCTCTCGTAGGCAGGGCCGACAGGGCCGAGATCGCCCTTCGCCCCCTGTGGTATCTCGAAGTTAAAGACAGCTGCCGACGAGGTACCCGAATTGGTCACCGTGGCGGGATCGCCAGGCGCTACCGTCGTCACATCGCCGACTGCAATCGTTGCAGCGGGGCCGGAGCCGCCGGTGCCACCGACGTCGCCCCGCACATCAAACGGCCCGTCCCACCCGGACGCGGTCTTGCGGTAGATCGCTAGATCATTGCCGGCCTCGGCATAGAGCCAGAGATAGCCAACCGCCGGCACCGGATCGAGCGCGTCACGCTCGGCAATCGTGCCGCTGCCATCGGGATGGATACCGACAAGCGACAGCCGCTGGATGATGGTCGCCAGCCGGTCGTTCGTCCACGCGGCGCGGGTTGCCTCGCTGGTATCGCGGGCGATGGCATAGGCCGCGCCGGTAGCGTCGGCACCCGTCCACGGATATGCCAGCGTCAGGCTCGTGTCGCTCTCGACGGACGCAATCGGGATCGAGATGCCAGCGCACGAAAACAGCCCGCCCGTCACCAGCGCAACGGCCCATCCGGTCATGTTGCCGGTGACAACAGCAGAGCCGGCCGACACGCTCACCGTGCCGGTGTTGTAGATCAGAGATGTCATGGTCAAAGTCCGTTCGGGATGCCGAAGATGTAGTAGCGGAGGCCGAGCATCGTCGACCGATAGACCCAGGTGTCGCCAGCAAAGAGCCACTTCCTGTTCAGCCCGCCGGAATAGAAATTGACGCTCGTGTCGAAGATTTCGGCCCAGGTAGATTCGCCGCTGGCGCGACCATCATACGTTCCGCCGACGCAGATTTCGTGGTTGCCCCAGACCGACAGGGGATTGATCGTGTAGACGTTCGACTGCGCCTCGCCCGCGAATATGGCCCCACATTTGGCGAAGGGCAGCAGGCCGTCGGGATTGTCGAACGTGACCGTCCCCATTCGCTCGCCCTTGAAGCGATCCGATCCAGATATGGCTGTCGGGAAGTCAGCCGGATAGGACAGAAACCCCTCTGCCAGAATCGGCAGATAGGTCAGCCGCGTGTCGATCATGATGTCGCTGAGCGTTGGGCTGCTATCGGACGAGCCCGGCCGCTTGATCTGAATATAGTCCTGCGACCCGTCATTACCCGAGAGCATCACGCGACTGCCGCCAGTCGAGAAACCCGCGCTGTCGGCCGCGCAGACCATGTAGCGGATCGTGATCGCATAGCGCGAGGTATTGACGATGGTGATGGCGCTGCCCGAAACCGTGTAGGTAAACGACAGGCTCTGGTTCTCGTTGGTGCTGCTGTGGAACGGAGGATTCCAGAAGCGGGCGTCGGTATCCCGCTTGGCGAGGAAGTCCATGTAAGCCGAGCCGGTGACGCTCATGGGAAGGTTTATCACAGCGGTGCCGTCCAGCGTGACACTGATCTCCCCGCTTGCCAGCACCTTGGCCGGAATCTTGTTCTCGTGCAGGATGAAATAGTCCGGGTTTGTGTCTGTTACTGTGCGCCCCGGCAGAGCGATCCGGCACATTTTGTCATCAATGCGGATGACTTCCTGCCCTGCCGCTGGCGTGGTGGAGAAATCAGGGATCGGCACGTTGTGGGCAGGCAAGTTGAAGCACGTGACGATGCACTTCTGCCCGGCCCGCATGAAGCGCGTAGCGAAGCCAGTGCTGCGGACAGGCCCACCGAACGTCGTTGAAGCCTGGCCATAGTTCGATTTCGCATCGTAGGCCGGCGAACTGATAGAATATCCACGTTCGGATACCCGGCCGGTGTTGGTGTCAATGTACGGGCCAGTGAGGACGTTACCGGGAATGATATCCGCGTAACGCATCTCCACGAGCGGCTGATACGATTTCCCGAAAAACTCCTTCAGGAGCTGCCATGACATCTGCGGGATATTCAGGCTCGGCCCGCCCTTGCTTGATGTGATGATTGCCGTGCAGTTGCTGAAATTGGTCCCGTCCGGATAAAAATAGACGTTCGGCGACGTGGCTGACCCTGACGGGTATTTCGCAAAGTCCACGGGGATTTCGATGATCTGGTCGATGTAACCGACCTTCGAGTTTTCGTTGTTGAAGCGAAACGCGCCGTGGTGATTGTTCGGTGTTGTCAGCGGATCGTCGACGTCATTCGCCATGACCTTCAGGACGGGCACGCCGGCCTTCGTGCCTGCATAGAGAACCTGGCTCATGTCGATATCCGGATACCTTCAGAATTGTCGTCAAAGACGCCGATCTGCACCTTGTTCGTGGGTGTTCTGAACTTGGTGATGATGGCCTTGCCGATCATGCCCACGTCGAGCTTTAGCGCGCCAGACTCATAGGTCATTGGCTTCGACTGCTCTCCGGTGTTCGGATCGAAGATGACGAACCGCGACGCCGCGATCAGGTAGTTCGCGAAGGGCTTTGTCGGATCGCCGCCGGTAAACCCTACCTCGACAATCGTCCCTGCCTCGACCCAGACATCATCGACCGTGGCTCGCACCATGTCGGTAAGGCGGGCTACGACGTCGCCAGCGCCGGCCGTTACCTCGATCTTGCGCAGGCCATCCGCCGACACGTTGCCCACGGCTGCCTGCACGGCATCCACGATCACGGCCTGCGCCTGCAACTGACCGTCGATGTCGGTGATGCTCGCCGTCATCTCCCGCATGGCAACGGCGGTCGCATCCTGGAACCGCTTGGCGACAGTGTGGAGTTCGATGTCCTTGCCCGTGGCCTCGGCCGTGGCGGCAGCGATCATTTCCATGCGGGCCACCGCATCGTCCAGACCAGCCTGCAGCTGCTGGATTCTGTCGTAGACGTCAGCCTGCGTGTCGCCGAGACCGACGCCCAAGTCATCGTGCGGAACGTTGATGGATACCGCGAGCGGTACTGACGCCAAGGTGTAGCGACCATCAGCCATCAGGCCGCGTACGGTGAAGCTCCAGTTACCGGACGGCATTTCGCTGAATTCGGCCGACTGTTCACCGCCCCCGACCGTCTGCCGGACGTTCCCGTCATCACCGCTGCCGACGACCTCGAACGAGAGGTATTCAGGCCCGATCACCGCCTGCCAGTAGATACGGACGGCATAGACGTTGCCGGTCTGCCCCGGCTTTACAAATGCGTCGGCGCGCAACCCAAACGGGGTGAAGCTGGAGATCAGAGGCGGTGGCGTGACCGTCCCTGACGGGATATCCGTTTCGCCGTCACCGGCCTCGACGTTCGGTCCGTCGTCAACGAGATCGACTTCAGCCGTGAGATCGCTGCCGGGCCGAATGCGCAGGATACGGTAGATGCCCGTTTCCTGATCACGGATGCCGAAGGTGTAGAGATCACCGACCTCCGGCACCGTGCCAGTGATCGTGATGACGCTCTGCTCGCCGGCGACGGTCGCCACCTGGCGCACGATCGATGTGCCATCCCTGCGGCGGATACGGATACCGTAAAACTTGCCGGCCTCCATGACGGCAGGCTCATCGAGCGTGAGTTCCTGGCCGCTGACCGCCTTTATTCGGCCTGAGGCGAGGCCCTGTTCAACGACGTCATAGGCCATCGCCACGCGATCGCCGCGCTGGGCCACAAGGTGCTCGAAATCCACCGTGAAGGTATAGACGGCCGGCCGGTCAGTGGCGTCAGCAAGGCGATACAGCCCGTGCTTGTAGACGATCTCTGCCGAGGTGACGCCGGGAAACTCTGCCTGCTCATAGAGCGTGGCGCTGTTCTTGTCGTAGCCATCCGCAAAGCACAGGAGTTCGTCCTCCACATAGTCCTTCGCAGCGTTGACGAACTTGCAGCGCAGCCCATGCGGGAGCGTGCGATAGGTCTGGTTCCAGCGGAAATCCCGGCTGTTGCGTGGCGTAAAATGCTGGATAACGGGCGCGTCTTCCTGTTCCCACGTCACCGACCATTTGCCATCCTTGAAGGTCGGCACCGCTCGCCCAGCCGCAGCGACGTCGCGCAGCGTGTCGCGCACCGAAGCCGTGAAATCCCGGTACATGTCGAAGGTGTAGCCCTTCGCCGTGCAATGGTCGGCAAAGGCCGCCAGCGTCGAGAGATCGACCCGGCCATCGGTCACCGCCCGCGCATTGGCCGGCCCCTGCAGCACGAGACGCATCAGATCGGCCGGGTTGCGGGTTTCCTGCGCATCGACCCAGGCCGAACCGTCCCAACTCTTGGTGACCGACGTGACCAGAGCGTTCAGGGTATCGACGACGCCGTTGAGTTGCTTGCTGGCGCGGATGCGCAGCGCGGTGATGGCGAGGGGCTTCCCGAACGAGATCGGCGGATTGCCGATCCTGAAGCTCTTGATCGCGGTCCACGACAACGTGTCGAAGACCTTGGTGCTGTTGGAATCCTTCGTCAGTCGGGTGACGCGCACATCGTATTGCCCCTTCGCCACCGGATAGCGGAAGGACCGGCGCAAGGCATTGTTGGTGGCAGCGGTGAAGGTAACCTCGCCCTTGTCGACCCAAGCGTTGGCCCCGGCGGCGCTGAATTCCACCTTGAACGACACCGTATATCGGTTGCGGTCGCCCTCATCGGACATCTTGCAGATGCCGGAGGGCGCCACGAAGTCGAGAATCACCTCGTCGGCGTCGTCGGCCGAGGTCCGCACGACAGGCTTGTTTTGCTCCGGCTCTATCGAGAGGTCGTCCTGGACAACCTCGGAGGGATAGATGGTCTGCTGGAGGTCGTCGCCGTAGCCCTCGAAGGTCTCGATCTGGACGTCATCGAACTCGCTGATCGACGTGTCGCCGATGCGGATATCCTCGATCTTGACCGGTCCATAGCCCCACACGAACAGCATGCGCAGATACTGATCGTCACCGTCGAACTCGGTGTAAGGCAGCGCGGCATATTTCGGATGAGCACGAACCTTGCCCAGCACCACGGGGATCGGACCCCATTTCGACGCGCCGTTCCTGCCGGCCGAAATTGAATATGACGGATTGTTGTCCTGCGCCTTCGTCTGCGTTGGCGGGAAAAGCGCATTGAGGGCAATGCTGCCCGCCATCATGATCGCGCCGGCGGCGAGCGATGCAACGACCTGGCCGGCCGTTCCCCCGATGGCGGCCGCGATGCCAAGCCCCGCCGGCCCGACGATCCACGCGGCAGCAACCGACAGGGCGATCATCAGGACCGATTTGAGAATGCTGCCGATGGCTTTTCCAGCGCGAGCTCGTACTGTGACATGGGCGCCGGCTTTTACGCGGACCTTGGGCCACAGGGCCACGTCCACCACGTGACCGGAGATCGATATGTCGGCGCCGCGCGAAAGACGCGAGACCTGACATCGCTTGCCCACTTCGGCGGCGATCTCGGCGAGCGACAGACCGGCAGGCAGGATCAGGATTTCCGCTTTCGGCTTCAGCGGATGAACAGCGGCCGTGACGGTGATGACGTCGGCCGGGCCGAGAATGTCGCCGTCGAGCGGCGCGCGGACGAGTGCGTTCATCGTGCTGCCTCCCCGTGACGGTAGATTCCCTCGACCCGTCGCGACCAGCGGCCGGTGTCATAAGCTTCGATGCAACTGGTGCCGTTCTCCGGCATGTGCAGCATTAGTCCTCGCCGCACGATGACGCCGACGTGCCAAGGCGCCTGACGGATCAGGATCGCGTCCAGAGGCCGCTCTGTGCCCGGCGCGACAGGTAGCCACTCTCCCAACCCTGCCTCAATCAGCCCGGAGACGGCTCGGCGGTCGGACGTGTCGGCATACCCGTTCGAATGGTCGGGCAGTTCGATGCCGAGTTCGCCGGCATAGACAATGCGCAGCAAGCCCCAGCAGTCGCATCCATCGGGCGTGCGGCCGCGATCCTGCCAGGGCAGGCCGACATAGCGGTTCAGGTCGATCATCTCAGGTGGATACCCACAGCCCGCCGAAGGACGACGGCGTGAAATTGTCGGCCGGGAAAGGCTCCGAGGCATGGTGTCGACGGTCAGCGACAGAACCACCGATCCGGCGTCGACGTCGGCCGAAACCAGCTCGAAGTCGGGAAACTCGATCTCGACGTCATCGGGCGCGCTGGCGAGCACGATCTCGATCGTCACCGACGCCGGCGTCACCGTCGACTTGAGCAGCGGCGTGACCTCGCGCGTCACGTTGTCGAGCGTGATCTGGATGACGTTCGACGCATCCTCGCCCTCCTCGGGCAGCGACACGTCCATCGGGAAGAAGTAGAAGCTTTGGCCCCGGCTTATCGTGCCGCGCAATTGGTCTTCCGCGTCCAGAAGATCCTTGTTGTCGCTCGACAAACGCCACGTGGTGCTAAGGTCCGGATGGGAGATCGTCAGCAGCATGACGGGCAGTTCGTCCGTCTCCTGCGCGAACGCCGCCGTCCGGAAGGCGTCGGAAACGGTCCTCATGGCAGGATCACCAGGTCAAAAGACACGATCCAGTCGATGCCTTTCGGCACCCAACGGGGCATCTCGCGGCCGAACTGGACGATCCACGACCCGTCCTCTTCCTGAGCCGGAAACGTAAAGGGCTTGATGCCGCCGGCTGTATCGGTGGTCATGAACGTCTTGAACGTCACCAGTTGGGCGGCCGACATGTACATGGAGAAAGTCAGCGGTCTTGGAACGGCCGAGAACCGGCGGCGCATCTTGGCAACGCCGGAATCGGTTTCGGTTCTGGCGCGGCCATCGCCGAACCCCGACTGATACCCGTCCCGGAGCGCGCGCTGCGGTAAAGTGGATGGCCAAGAGATCATCGGCGTACCACCTGGTTGGTGAGGCCATAGGTCCCGCGTAGTTGACGGTTGGTGGCCGCGCTCGGGCGGGTCACCTCATCCCGAATCTTCTTTTCCATCATGACCTCGATCACGGTGCTGCCGTCCGCGTCTGTGCTTTGCTGGACGCTGGCGTCTGTCGGCTCGCCATAATTGTTGACGACGACTTTGATGCCATTGCTCTGGCTGGAAGCCCCGGAGGTACGCCAACCGGATGGAACCGCCCCCCCGGCGAAACCGCCGCCAGCAAATCCGCGTCCGCGTCGGCCGACCTCATGCAGCGACGAGAGATAATCCACCCCGAGATTGGCAGTGGCTTCCTTGGAAAAGTAGAACTCCCCGCGGTGAGCCAGTCCGGCCACCTGATATTTGCCACCGTCGCCAGTGTAGCCGCCCCTGTCGAATGCGCCCCACACGCCGGACAGGATGTCCCCGGTCGCAGCTGGCGAGATCGACAGCATATGGTTCATCGCGCCGCTGATGCCGCCGAACATCGATGACAAGCCCTGAAACCACGATGATCCGCCACCAAGCGGCGATTGCAGGAAGGTGCCGAGCTTGCCCCAAAGGTCGCCCAACCCGTCGCCGAATTGGCCGAGGCCGTCGCGCAGGCCTTTTCCGAAGTCCATGACGCCGCTGGTGGTTCCACCCAGCGCCCGGTTGAACTTCTCGACATAGGCCGCGCCCGAGGTGCCGAGAATGTCGACGGCGTTTTTCCCGCTCGCCAACGGACGCCCGGTGAACCACGTCGAAGCAGCGTCCTGCGCGTTGCCGTACTTCGACAAATAGCTGCCGAACCGATTCTGGAAGATGGCATCCTGGATGCTCGACGAGCCCATGAATTCAGACTGTGAGACATTGCGCCCCAGCGCGGCCATCGACCACGATGGCAGGTTCGAGCGCATGATGCCGTAGGCACCAAGAGCCTGGTCACCGTTCTTCAGGAGCGGCCCGAGCGCGCTATACCCGCCGTTCCCTGCGCTCTCGATCGAGCGTATGGCGGCCGCGTATGAGGACATGCCGGAGATCGGAAGATTGGCGCCGTTGGCGTTTTCAGCCGGGAACAGCCGGTCGAGGACGGCAGCCCCGCCGTTGACGCCGATCGAGCCGGTCACCACCACCGAACCGGCATTCACCGTCATAGCGCCGACGGACTGGAAGCCTGCAGCCGGATTCGGCGTCTTGCCGAGCAGAGTGCCGAGGAAGCCACCTATGCCGCCCGCATCGTCGAGCGTCGGGAGCCCGGCACCATAGATTGCGTTCTTCAGCGGGTTGGCGACGGAAAGCTGCAGGATTTGCTTCGTGATGTCGCTGGCGATGCCCTCCACCACGTCGCCGATGTCATCAAAACCCCGGCTGGCGCTACTGACCAGCTGGTCGATCGCATCCATGCCGGTGTCGCGGATGTCGTTCCAGATGCCGACGCGCTGCTTCAGGATTTCGTTGATGCGGATTTCCTTGGCGGCCTGGCTGTCCAGATCTACCGACAGGCCAGCACTCTGAAGGCGCGAAGCGACGGCCTGATCCGGCGTGGACAGACCCATTTGTGAGCGCTCGAAAGCGAGATCGCGACCAAGATTGGCGCGGGCAATGGCGTCGGCGTATTTGGCATACTCGGCGGCCTTTGCCCTGATGAGAGCTAACTCTTTCTCATCGACTGCCACACCATTGCGGGCCGCATCCTCACGCAATGCCTGGATTCGCTCAAACTCGAAACGCATTCGGGCAGCTTCGCCGGTCGTTTTGCCGATCAGGGCGAGCTCGAGGCGCTGAGAGTCGACTGCCTGGTCGAGTGCCCGGGCACGATCTTTCTGAGCTTCAGCGAGGGTCTTTTCCTTTTGGCGCTGTTCCTCGCGCATATTGGCGAAAGGATCGTCGCCGAAGCGCTGGCGCATGATCGCGCTGTCCCGGCCTGTCCGCTGGGCACGATCCAGAGCGGCAGGGCCGCCGACCGAGGCTCGATCCGGGTTGCCCAGCCGGTTAAGCGTACCTTCCAGTGACTTGACCTGACGCTCGGTCTCTGCTGCGGTATTGGTCATCGAGATGAAACGGCCGATGACATAGCCGAAGTCAGGATGTTCCTGGCCGAAATGCGCCAGCGCGGCACGAGCGTCATTGATGCTCATTTTGCCCTTGGATGCCGCGTCGACGATGCGGTCAAACTCGATTGAAGCAGGGCTACGACCGAGTAACCTTTGTGTGCCTTCCGGCAGCGCGCCGAGCAGTCCAAGGAACGTGCCTCCCGCCCCCTGCGCTTCCCTGAGTGCTGACCCTGCCTGATCCTTCAAGGCCTTACGAGCGTCTTCAAGATTGGCCTGGAGCGAAAGTCGGGCTACAGCTGTGCTCTCGAACGGACCGCTCTGCGCACGCGCGAGTTCCTGGTACGCCGGTCCAAGCGACTGGAGGATTTCCTTCTGCCGCGACAGAACCTTGTTGAGGTCCTGCGCGCTGTCCTTGGCTTTGGAGAAATATTGAATTGCCGCCGCCGTCGCGGCAGTCAAACCGACCGTGAGCAAGGTGGTCGGGCTGACAAGCGACACGAGGCCCGCCCGAAGCGCTGCCAGTCCGCCCCCCATTTCAATAGCAGAAGCCAGTTGCGGGCCCTGCTGCAGCGCAAGCGTCATAGGTGACTGGCCAAGCATCGACATCATAGCGATGTCCTGAAGCTGTTGACCTGCATTGAACCCCGCAGCGCGTGCCAGACCGGGGCTCGGGCCGCCGGCACTGCGGGCTCGCGCCATAGCTTGCGCCTTGGCAAACTGTTCGGAAGTGATTAGGCCGCGTTCGGCGAGAACAGCATACTCGGCAAGCTCAGCGTTAAGCCGATCCTGCATGATCGACACATCGCCAAGCGCGGCGCGCAGATCGCGCGCTTTCTGTTCATACATCTCGCTTTCGCGCGCTGCTTGCTCGAAAACTGATGCCGATGCGTTCGCAGATTTGCCAGACGTACCGATACCGAACGATGCGTTCAGATCAGACTGGAAGATGGCTCCGGCCTGCTGAGCCTTAAGGCTCGCAATTTCGTCTATGCGCGCGAATTCAGCCTGAAAGATTGCAGCCGAATCTCTGGCCACCTTCGAGATGCCAGTCGAAAGTGAGGCATCGAGATCAGCCGCGAAGTTTTGGCCGATCTGCTGTGCCTTCCGTGCGGCGATCACATCCAGACGATCGAACTCCGCCTGAAATACACTGGCAGATGCCGGGGCGCTGACTACCGGGCCGCCGACACCGAGGATCTGATTGAACCTGCCCTGATTGGCGGCGGCGGCCTGTCGCTGATTTTCCGCCATCTGCGCGGCACGGGCCTCTGCAATGGCGACATCATTCAAAAGTGTCGTCTGTTGCCTGATCCTGTCGTTCGCTAAAGTGACGGCGGCGGCCAGCTTCGACTGACCGGACGCCGCAATCGACGAAGCATCCGCGCTCAAGCCAAGTTTCTGGTTCATGCCGACGAGAATGTTGGCGGCGTCAGCAATGTCGGTCTTGCCCGTCTCGATGGCACGGTTCAGTGCACTGAGATCGCGTTCGAACATCAACGCCTGCTTCGCACCTGCAACGTAAGTGCGTTCCAGACGCGTAACGACGTCGCCGGCAGTCGTGATCTTTGCCGATGTATCGGTAAGGACGACCGAGAGACCCTGCTGAGCAGCACCAGCTTCGCGCGCAGACGTGACCATCGCCTTGTCGGCCGCAACCTTCTCCTGAGCGCCGGGAGAATATTTCGACGGGTCGAGGACGGGCTGAACGATCAGCGCCGAGATTTGCTGAACCAATGGATTTCTCCAAACCAAAGAGTAATGTGCTGGCGGAGGGGGACAAAAACATGAGAAAAATGGTTGCCGCGATGGGTGCGCTGGTCATCCTTGCAGGGTGTCAAGCCTCACCAGTGTCCACGCAAACATCTACGGCTACCTATCTGAAGGAATGGCGGGTCGATTCAGCATTTCGCTCGGAAACCCAGCGACAAGTAGCAGCCAGACTGAAAGACCCGGAATCCGCCCGCTTCGGTCCGATACGCGCTGTCTCGCGTATTTGGAATGGATCGGAAGAACTGGTTGTCTGCGGTTGGGTCAATTCCAAGAACAGCTTCGGCGGCTACACTGGACAAACGCCATATATCGGTAAGTTCCACAAAAACCGCGACTTTGAGTTGGTCGCAATGGGGGATGCGTCCCAAACATCTGCCCTGCTGGTGCTCGGGGCGTGTGAAACTGCCGGCATCCCCATCAACGCGCGCCCGAGGTAGATCGGCTGACATATTCCAGCCACTCATCGTCGAGCGCGGTCATGAAGGCTAGGAACCGTTCGAACGCCTCGCCCTCGATGCCGTAGCGCCGGGCATATCCGTCCAGCGCCATGAAGCTGATCGGCGTTTCGCCGCCGAAAGCGCCATATTGCCGATCGAAGCGAAGAACCGACCACGCCCGCAGGTAAAAGGCGTGCCACGCTTCCGGCTCCGCACCGGCAGGCGGTTTCTCAACGGCGCGCTCCAGCCATTTTTCGTCGGGGTACGCCTTGATGAGTTCCTTGACCCATTCCTCTTGTTCTGGCGCCTTCCTGCTTATTTGCCAGCGGAAGGCGCTGCGGAGTTTTTTGTTGCGTCCGCGACGAACTCGACCTGGCGCTTGCCGACGCGGCCGGCGCACCAGTAGATCATCGTGCGCAAAACACGATGTTCCTCGGCGGCAAGGATCACCTTCACCGCATCGGCCGAATAGGCGATGTCGAAGCCCTCCCAGCCCAGCAGTAGGTGCTCGACGGCAAGCTGACCCTCGATGCGGGCCGCGACTTCGGGCGGTACCTTGTCGTTGGGATAGTCCTTCTTCAGGTCTTCAAGTGCCGTCTGTCGGGCCGTGACGTAGGGCGGATAATTCGTCGACCGGACGAGGAAGGCGACACCGGGGAGCTGGGTCTGCTCCAGCGGCCTTTCAGGATTGAGACCCGGCCATTCCTTCGGCTCGATCCATTCGCCTTCACGTTCTTTCGACAAGTCAGCCGCGAGGCTGCCGAGCTTGATGGTCATGATGATGTCCTTTGTCGGAAGGGGGTGGCGGCAGGCCCGACAACCTGCCGCCTATCGTGCGCACGAACTCTGCCCGGTGCCGGCCGGGATAGGTCAGGCCTTAGCTTTGCCCGTGGTGTAGGTCGCCGGATCATCGGCCGCATTCGGGTCAAGAGCGGGCAACGCTGCGCGTTCCTCGTCGGTGATGTTCAGCGGCTCACCATCGGGAACCCGCCTCGTTGCTGCCTTGCCCTCGTCGCGCATGCGCTGCGCGAACCCGACCGGCACCGGCGACGACAGGATGCCGGCCTTGAAGGCTACGGCGTTCTCGTCTCCGGTTTCCCAAGGATCGCCCCGGAAGTCGGTCAGTGGCAGGATGGCCTCAGGTCCAGCATCGGCCGGCTGGTCGGCTTTCTGCTTCCTGGCCATTACGCACTCGTCTTCGTGATGGAGATCGAGGCGGCGCTGCTGGCGTCGTAGAACGCTTGGAACGGGACCTCCAGCACGACGGGCTGACCGTTGCCGGGCGCGGCCGGCCCGCCGTCGGTGAACTTCACCTTCGGAATGGCGAAGGTGTACTTGTTGCCGGCCTTGTCGCTGAGGTCGAAGCCGATCGCCACGTCCTCGTGATCGAGGATCGCGGTATAGGCGGCCAGGTCCTCGAACAGCACCGTCATGTTGCCGGTGACCTCGAACCGGCCCAGCCCGTGACCGTAGGCGTCGTACTGGCCGACGACATCGACCTGGTAGATGTTGTTGTTGATGCGCAGCGACAACGCCTGCACCTTTGGCGACGACACCATGGCAGTCGACAGGATCGACATGTTGGCCACGTTGAGGCCGGCGTTGAAATCCTCGGTGGTGGTCGCCGGCAGGTAAGTGGCACCGGTGATGATGGCGGAGGTCGGCGTCGGGCTGCCGATCCCCATGATACCCCACGTCGCCTGGACGGGCTGGCGGGACCGCATGTTGAGGTCGAGCGTGTTCCAGCGGCACCCGCGATAGCGGATATAGCTGTCGGTCGCGCCCTGTTCGTAGGTCATTTCCAGGGTGCCGGCCTTCTGCGTGACGCCATTCTTCAGGACATTCGTCGAGAAGGTCGAGCACAGCAAGCGCTCCAGCCATGTGTCGTAGGTGCCGTACGAGAATCGCGTCTCGATCGAGCCGGTGACGTTGCGGCCGATATCGGTGATGCCCGGCACGTTGCGGTCGGCTCGAACCTC